ACATTAACAGCAACAACAATAAATGCAGATAGTGCGTTCTCTGTAAATTTATCAGGTAACAATTTAATTGCAGCGTCAACATATATATCAGAATTGACTGCCACATCTACAAAAACCCAAATTCTTTCTTTTGCAGATACATATGTAGTGGATACGACGGCAACAACAATTGAATTATCTCCATATTACTCTAATGTTTACATTATTTCTTTACCGGCTAATGCTACAATCATCCTGCCTTTTGCAACAAGTCCGGGGTTTTTAATAAATATAAATAGTCCAACAGCAGCAAGATATAAAATAAAACCAAGTCCAGGTAGTTTTTTATATTGGACGGATTATGACACGGGGATCACACATAATACAGGGGCGACAAATTTACCATATATATCAAAAGGAATGACGACCTTTAATTTTTGCGGCAGCGGTATAAATAGACACTGGTTTTCTAATGGATATACAACTCTAAATGTTTAAACCGTATCAATATAATAACGAAAATGATATTATTTTCCACCATACCGGAAATTTTGATTGGAGTTGTTATAAAAATAAGAAGATTGTATCAACAGACCAATACAGCGAATTTCCAGAAAATTGTATAGTTCCAGGAAATTTATATTTTTCTGCACATTCTATAAAAGCCATAACTATTCCTATAGGTCCGCAGATTGGGTTTATTCCTAAAAAAAGCGACGTTTCTAGGAAATTATGTTTTTCTCAATTTGATTATCGGAATAATAGAGCAAATATGGATTTTATAAAACAATTAAAGTTTAATGATTCTTATGAACTATCTACCTCCGAAAATTATGTATTAAATTTGAACTCGTACAAATATACAATATCTCCTCACGGATACCATGCGGACTGTCATCGTCACTGGGAAGCTATTCAGTGTGGGTGTATTCCTATTACTATTAAACATCCATTACTTGAACCATTTTTAGAAGCCCCTATTCTTTTTTTGAATACCTGGGATGAATTGACGGAAATTTTGTTGATAGAAAAATATGACGAGGTGTGTAAAAAGAATTGGAGTATGGCATGTCCAGAATATTGGATTGATTTTATAAAGAACTATAAATATCCAGAAGAGGTATTATGAAAGACCCGATTTCTGAAGCTTTAGACACATCATTTGAACAAGAGAAAAAATCATCAAATCTTGAAATTGAAAAAATCAATCAAGAGATTTCTGCTTTAGAAAAGACAAAAGAAAAAGTACGAAAGAAGGCATTCGCTCTTGAAGATAAAGAATATTTGGAATATGAACTTAAATCTCTTATAGCTTCAAATCAAAACATAAAAGCTCGTCTCGAAGATGAATTGATGAAACAAGGAACAAAAGCATCGATGTTTGAAGTCTATACATTGGTTTGTAATACTATACAAAATGCGTTAAGAGAATTGCGACAATTAAATAGAGATATTGTTGATGTTGCTATAGCTGAAAGAAGAATGACCGTAAGAGAAACCGAGGTTGGTGTGACAAAAAATCAAATATCCGGACCAGTAACAGTTAACAACTCGTTCATTATGAATTCTAATGATATCGATAAAATGATTAGGGATGCTCAACAAAATTCACAACTAAACTCGATAGAAGTCAATTTTGAAGAAGACAAAGAAAACGTCAAGAATTAAATCAATAAATAATTCAAAGCTGGGAGACTTCTTTGAGATTTAAAGAATATTATCAGGCATCCATTAGGCAGTCTAAACTTGACATTTTTGAGCAAGTGTTTGACAAATATTATGCTAAAGGATTTTTTGGAACTTTATCAGAATCTGTTGTAAGAAAGCAGCAACGGTCTTGGTTTGATAAATTTCTAAAAATCATGGAAGAAAAAGATTATGAAAATTTGATGTCAGTTTTAGAAGATAGACAGAACTTAGTAACGAGAGAATGGTTCTCTAGGCTTTGTGAAGTTGATATCATGGAAAAGTCAAGAAAAGAAATAGAGCAGGCAATTCAGAAAAAGTTGAAATGAACTTCTTTGCCTACATCCAATCAATCAATCCTTTTTCTATTGAAGAATTAAACAAACAAAAAAACATTTCTCAGAAACTCTTCTATTGTAGAACCCATCTAAAAGAACTCGCCAAAGGTTCTTCTAGGAATGTTTTTGATTTTGGAGAATCTGTCATCAAAATTGCCAGAAATCAAAAAGGAATAGAACAGAACAAAGTTGAAATGGAGATTGGTAAAATTAGACCTGACTGTGTTCCAAATTTAATTCTATTCTCAGATGATTGTAGCTGGAATATTTTTGAAAAAGTAGAACAGGTCACAAAAGAAGAATTTGAAAACCTAACAAATACAACATTAACAATTCTACACGAACTACTAAAATACAAAAAAGATAGAAAAAGAAAAAACATTGATATTGATTATAAAAAAGAAAATCAAATTCAAAACAACAAACTCATGAATGAACTTTCTCAACTAATAGAACAATATGATTTGTCTGTTGGCGATATGGTAAGAATCTCGAGCTGGGGAAAGAAAAATGGAAAAGTTCTCTTGATTGACTTTGGACTAACTTCAGAAATCTATCAGAAATTTTATAAAAAGTAAGAACAAATACTATATACTTTGAAACGAGGTTAGAATTTATGTTTGAAGGTAATCCAACTTTAAGGGGTGCCGGGGAGAAGTTTGAATATACCCCAGATATGATACGAGAAATAATCAAGTGTAAAGAAGATATTTTGTATTTCGCAGAAAATTATTTTTATATTCAGAATTTGAACAAAGGCAAAATAAAAATTCCACTTTGGGGATTTCAAAAAAGTTTGATAAAAGCTATTAAAGAACCTCCAAATGGTAAAAAACATATATGTGTTCTGGCAGCTCGTCAGATGTCAAAAACAACAGTCACTACAATATATATTTTACATCAAGCATTATTTCAAAAAGATTATACAATAGGAATTTTGGCTAATAGAGAAAAGACCGCGATTAATATTCTTGGCAGAATACAGATGGCATTTCAATTACTTCCTCTTTGGTTACAGCGCGGAGTTGTTGAGTATAATAAAACAACAATAAAATTAGAAAATGGTGTTAAGCTAATGTCATCGTCAACATCATCAAACTCAATCCGTGGCGAAAGTTTGAACGAAATTTTTATCGATGAATGTGCGTTTATTTTTGATTATATTTGGGATGATTTTCAAGCTTCTGTGATGCCGACAATATCATCAAGTGAAAAAGGTAAAATAATAATGGTTTCAACTCCGAATGGACTAAATCATTTTTACAATATCTATAAAGCTGGGGTTTTGGGAGAAAATGATTTCTATTCAGTTAAATTACCATGGCATCTGCATCCCGAAAGAGATGATAAGTGGAAGGAAGGTATATTAAGAAGTGGATATAGTCACCAACAATTTGAACAAGAGTATAATTGTAAATTCCTCGGTTCCTCCTCCCAACTAATAGAAGCGGATAAATTAGAAGAATTAACTCCGAGAGAGCCTATTGACATTTCTCATTATTCCGGCGCACTTCAAATTTACGAACAGCCGATAGAAGGTGAGAAATATATTATTGGCGTAGACCCAGGAAAGGGTTCTGGAAATGATTATTCTGTTATTCAAGTTTTAAAAATCGTATCAGAGTATGAAATTCATCAAGTTGCGGTTTTTCGTTCTAACTACATAAAGATTGACAAGCTGGTAGACATCACCATAGGAATTTCTGATTTTTACAATGAATGTGAAGTGATGGCTGAGTCTAATGATGTTGGTGAGTTATTTTGTGACGACCTTTGGAACAAGAAGAGTTTTGAAAGATTGTTAAATTGTGATAAAAAAGGTTTAGGAATCAGAGCTACAAAGAAATCTAAGCTTGAAGGAAATCTTCTTCTTAAAAAATATATTGAAAATGGTTGGTTGGCTGTTTGTGACAAGAGAACTATTTATGAATTGTCTCGTTATATTGAAGTTTCGCCTAATGTATTTCATGCGGAAGGCCAGAACGAGAATGATGATTGTGTTTCGAGTTTGCTTTGGGCTTTATATTATCTCACAACCGATTTTTATGATAAGACGGATACGAAAGCCTCAGAAGATGGTGAAAAAAATTCATTTTCTAATTTTGCCATAATGGATGGAAATGTTGTTGGTGGTGGATATGATGAATATGGTTTTGGTGCTGATGGTTTTGGAAATTTCAATAGTTTTGATAGCCGATTTGGTATGTTATAAATCTTATAAATAACAGTATATAGGAGAATAAAAGTATGGCTTACACAGGACTTCCTGGCATCACAACCACAGAAGTAGACAATTCGCAGATTAATGTTGTAGATAACAGCACTGTAATTGCTACGGTTGGTTTGGCTAGAAAAGGTATAGTTAATTCTAAGGTTTTAGTAAGAAGTGAACAAGAATTAATTTCAAAATTTGGCTCGCCTCTTGTTTCTGGAGGAATCCCATCTAGTCAGGTAATTGATTATGGAATTTATGCCGCAAGAGAATCGCTAAAAGAAACGACAAATGTTTACTTCGTTCGCGCTACAAACGGTACAGAAGTTTATTCGGGCGTTGGTATTTCTGGAACCTCGGCTACTTCGGCTACTTCGGTTTCGCTTCCTATTACAGCATTGGCGACATCAGCAGTAACATCAACTTATCCAGAAGGGTATAGCAATAACGATATTGGAGATTTCACAAGTATTACAACGTCTCTGGATGTCCATGCTAACGCGCCGGGTGTTTGGGGAAACGACATAGCGATTTCTGTTATTACACCAGCCATGACAGCGAGTGCTGGTACTTCGGCTTTAGTAGATTGGAAGTATAAGTATGATGAAGAAAATAATGTATCAGCAGCAAATGCCAAGTGGAAGTCGATTTTCAAGATTAATGTTTATGTTAAAAATACTTCCGATACTTTTGGTGCTCTTTGGTCTTCCATTTCTGCTAATCCTAACGAGTCTTTTTACGTTTCTCATGATTACACTGTTCTCGATAATTCAGGTAATTCGTTGTTTGTTGAAGAGGTTGTTAATGGGAATTCGCAATACATTTATGTAAAATCGAATGCGATAATGCCTGCATACACATCGTCATATTTCCAGCTTTCCGGTGGAGTTAATACTTCATATGTAGCAGCGGCTCAAGCAAGTTATGAAGCGGCTTGGAGATTTTATTCAAATAAGTCGTCTCAGACAATTGACATTTTTAATGTAACTCCTTGTAATGGTTTGGTTTCGGGAACAAGTGTTACTGCGGGTCTTGCGTCGGTCGTAGATTCGGTTATTTCTCAGAGAATGGATGTATTCGCGGTTTCTAATGTTGGGAAAGTGTCGGATGTAACTAAAGCAAACATTCTTGCCGCAGATTTTGCTGGACTTGGTTCCGGAACGGTTTCAAATCCTTCTTATTGGGGTAAGTACGTTGGTTGGCAGCAAGTTCTCGACCCATATAATTCTGTTCGCGTTTGGCTTCCTAACTCAATCTTTGCAGCTTCGGTTATTGCAAGGACAGATAGAGTAGCGAATCGGTGGGATGCTCCTGCTGGAACGGATTTTGGTGGAGTTCCTGCTGCGAAACAAAACATTTCTCTTTCGGATGCCGATATGGGTGATTTATACGCACGTTATAACATTAACAGCGTAAAAAGAATAGCTGGGGTTCAATATATTTGGGGTCAGAAGACGGCTCAATTAAAGAATACAGCAAGAGACAGAATTAACGTTCGTCGTATGCTTCTGTATGTTGAAAGGAATGTTGAGAATATCCTCGCTTCGTTCTTGTTTAAGGGAAATTCTGCAAA